ACCAAGCAAAGCTTCACGGTCAAAGATCTTCTTGGATGTATCAGATAAGAATTTAAAGTCAGTGTAGCCAGCTTGCAGCGTACCAAGGATCGATGCAGCTTCACATGCCTTGTAGAATGATTCTTCATCTACGCACTGACCACCGTTGATCTCTGTCAGGTTACATCCTTGCCAACCAGATTCACCATCAATCTGTGGGAACATACCAATCTCTACGCATGGGTTGGTTGTGTGCTCTGTGGATTCTACAAACACAAAGCCTGGTTCCCCAAACTGTTTGATCGAATCCATGATCGCCATAAAGTCTTCCTTCTTGGTTTCCTTACGGACAATCACTGCAGAGTTATTGGAACGTGCACGCTGTGGGTTATCAACAAACCAGTTGCCAGTCTTGGCGTTCATCATTTCTGTATCAGTTGGTGAGAACAGACAGATGGTAGCAGAACGCCGCACACCGCCGCTCAGAACCGCGTCAGCGCAATGCATTGCAATATCGTAGACATGGATTGGCCGTAAAGAAACTGGATCACTTTTTCCCATAACTTGACCTTGAATTAGGTACTCAATACGATCCAGAGCCATACGCAGACCATCAGGACCAGGAGCTTTAAAGCCACCAGAGATCTTTGCACCTTTTGGTCGGATATTCGTCAAATCGAAGAATACACGACGGCCTTCAAACTCAGGGTATTTGCCACCACCAACAAAATAGGAAGACATAAGCACGTCTAGTGCAGACGCCCAGCCTTCAATAGAATCCTCTACTACATAGCCCTTAGCTTGCTTTTTACGGTCCACTACCGCCGGCAACTTGTCTACATGATGGTTTTGTACTGAGAAACCAGCACCAGCGCCACACAGCAGAATATAAAAGTATTCACCAAAGAAAGTAGCTCGGTCAGCATACGAAGAGGTACAGTTATACATTTTCATCTGATGCTTTAGCAGCTGGTCACCACCAAACTGCAGAGCACGCTGTGCACCGAGTACACGCTTCTCTTTGTATGCTGTAGTTGCAGTGGCCATCTCGTTAGCCAGTGCTGTAGTCATTTGATCTTTATAGTAGTCCTTGTGCATAGCCATGACACGATCAACGGATTCGTCCCAACTTTCATAACGGTTTTCATCATCAATATATCTGGAGTAAGATTCGTAGAATTTAGTTTGGGATAAAAAATCCCTCATGTCTAGACTATTTGTCATAGAACGCACCTCTTTAGAATTAGATTTTTATGATAGGGTATTATATATCAAATCACGCAGTTTGTAAACTACAATTACTTGAGTTTTTCTACTGCCCGTGATCCAAACCAGAATGAAATAATAGCAGCAAAGATGGACTGTGACTGTGGGTCCCAGATAACATCAGAGATATCAGACAATGTCTGACCACTACTCAACGCTTCCATTACTAATACGGTTTTATAAAAAAGAAAGAAACCGAAGAAGCAGTACGTGATGATAGGACGTACACCCTTCTTTAAGCCTGCAAAGAATCCTGTTTCCTTGGAGATTGCAATGTCGTGTTCAATAAGACGCTTGTGTTCTTCGTGCTGAGCCATATCCTGCAGATGCGTGAACTCAGCGTCCTGCATCTGCATTTTGATTTCGGCATTCATTTTCATCTTGGCCAGTTCGTGCTTTTGCTCCCGGCCTTTATTGATCGTATCTAAGATCTTAGGCGCAAAAGACGTTCCGAATCCAAGGACTGATCCTAGGAGTGCAAACATCTATTCTTCGTCTTTCTTACGTTTTACAAATGCTTTGAATTTAAGCGGTTTGTCAACGATAGCAACGTCAGCAGTCGTTGTACCTGCTTCTTCCTTTTTTTCTTTCTTTTTCTTCTTCTTCGGCTCGTACTGTTCTAAAAGGGAAGAGATATCATTCTTGTACCGCTGATCCATATCCATTTCTTCCAGAACTAGTTTTGTATTAATGCCAAAGTTTTCTTTTAAAAGAGCAAGAGCGGCTACGTAAGAAGCAATACGTGTCTTGCCGCCAGGGAATGCACCAAGCAATCTTTTCAGATTAAAAGCTAATCTATGAAATAAGTTAAATGCTTGACGCTCTTCAGATGTTGTGATCTTTTTATCAGTTCTCTTACCGTCGTCATCGACAATACCCAACTCATAAGCTTTTGTCTTGTTGAATGGGGTAACCAACAACTTTAAAAACCTATAGGTGTATATGGTATCAGCAATTGTAGAGACTGCCATTAGATCTTCCGAAGTAGTTTAATTATTTTCTTATCCATCTCAATGCCTACTAAATCTGTAGGTTCTACATACTTAAGAAATACTAAAAATGTTTTGATGACTGACCAGTATTTATATTCTAACTTGACCGCCATCAGCTTTACCCCAATCTCAATACCAAATACATTACAAAAAATAATGATATGGTTAAGAAGGAGTCTTTCCGATAAATCCCCAGTTTCTATATACCGGTTAATCAATCTCTTGATGTACTTAATCCTATTTAAGTCTTCATAGAATTCGTCAGTACTAGAGCACTGGGGATTATTATAATGCTTGGCCGCAACGATCAGATAGTTCTGATCGGTTACCTCGACCTTCTCACTAAATATTTGCATAATTTATTAGAGCTGACCTTCAAGCTCCTGAATCATTGCAGATTTAGTCATAGTGGTATCAAGATCAATACCATATTCTTCATATGCATGTTCTGCCAGTTGAGCTTTAGTCATAGTAGAGTAATCTACCGGATCTGCCTCTGTAAGCATTTCAGCAGTTTCTTCTACTACCGGCTCTGGATCAGCTTCAATGATTGGCTGTGGAGCTGGTGCCGGTGCTGGCGCACCTGCTTTAGCGATGTAGAATTCCTCTACATCACGCTCGCTGTGCTTACGAGAAACAAGCAGTTCGCCAGTTTTATGATCGACCCAACCCCTAGTGGTAGGTTTAGCATTTGGTGCATAAGCAGGAGGTTTTAGCATATTATTGATCCTTTAGCTATTCGTTTTCATTTGTTGCAGGGCTTTGGTGATACCGTCGATAATTTCAGACTTAATAGGATTAACAAAAGACGTATCGCCTTTACGCTGATCTCCTAATCTACCAGCACCTTGCTTTACTGCTTTTTCAGCTTCTTCTTGATTCTGCTTGTAAATCGCTTCGGCGTCCAAAGCAACCTCTGCAGTGTGCTGGTTAACAATATCTTCTTTCTTACTCATTGGTACACTGTTTTCGCCTGCACCCATTTGCTTTTCATAGGTGTCTCGAGTAGCATCATCCGGGCCATGCTGTGCGGTAGAACCAGGAGCAGCTGCTTCTTCTACAGACTTTTCTCTGCCCATCAGAGCATCGTGATTCTTGATAGCGTATGCGTTTGCTTCTTCTTCATTATCGAACTTAGCAACTTCTTCACCATCTTTATTATAGACGCAGTACATATCGCCTTTCTTGGAAACGTGATCAGTAGGATCCATTTCTTCTTTTACTGGCTGCTCACACTGGCACTCGCCATCTGCTCCACACTCAGGACACCCAGTAGACTCTTCAAAGTAAGCGTTTTTAATTTCTTGATCGGTAAATCCTAAAGCCTTAACAGCCTTCATGATCTTGTTCTTATCGCCGGTCATCTGCATTTCAGTAGCACCACCAATATTTACAAACCTAACTTTTACGCCAAATCTCTTTGCAACTTTTTTGATATTGTCTTCTTCATTGTAGTCAATATCCGTAGCAAACGTTGCTTCTGAGATAGCATCAGCAGTCTTATCTTTCATGGTAACTTTGTATTTCTTACCACCAAACTCAAACTCTTTCTTACCAGCTTTCTTAGCAGCTGCAGCAGCACCCATAAAGTCTGCTACATCATCGTCTAAAATAGCTTCTGGTACCCATGCAGCACGTTCAACAGACTCGTATGTTGGTTTATTTCTACCATTTTTAGAAATAAATTTTTCAACTTCTTTCACAAGGTCACCAACCGTCAATCTTTTGTTCACAAGCGCACGCCTGACAACGGTTTTATCACCATATACCAAAGTCGAACTATCAAAATAAACGGTATCCATCCCCTTTCCGGAAATATCTAGTTTTTTCCTAATGTGGTGGGTGATGTCTAATTGTCCAACACCTTTTCCAACATCATATACTTTGTCCGAATCTTTTAGTGTTTTACGCTGTGCTTCATTCACTTGATTATTCATCATCTCCATTAAGGCAGTTCTCATTGACATTTTTATTATTCCTTACTTATTGAACAGGTAGGTGATTAAGGTGCCGAAACCACCCACCACGCCTGTAATGATTATCCAACTGATTCTATTTATAATATTTACAGTTATCTGATTCTTTTGGACCACTTTTTCCATCTGGCCTACTTTATCATATAGTTCGTAAATATCTTTTCTTAGGATCTTATGATCTTCTTCTTGATTAATCAGTTTCTCTTCAACTCGTGCCATTTGTACGAGAACTTCAGAGAGCTTATCAATTTTCGATTCAATGCGATCCATGCGCTCTGCGTTAGTTGCCATTTTAGTCTAGCTCCGATACCGTCTTGCCTTTTTCCCACATCTTACATGACCAGTAACGAGCTTTCCACTTAGGACCAGGATTCGTGTCACACTTATGTCTAGCTCTAAAACTTTTTAAATTAGCGGGATTATCCCTTTTAATCTCTTGTCCTGGCTGACCAAAGCCTAAACGGATAACGTTACCTTTGTCGTTCTTGACATAAACGTAGAACTTATGGTCATCGCCTTTCGGAGCACGGAAGGGATCATTTAGTTTTACCTTACGACCTTGGTACTCTGCCTGTTCGACGATCGGATCTTCTTCTATATGGCAACCGAATGATTTCACTTTTTATTCTCCGACGGATTAGAAATGTAATCGTTAAGAGAGTTCAAATCTTTTGCTGCTGTTGCAAGTTTATTTGTCCACCATGTAGGTAATGAAGCTTCATCCTGAAGAGAGCCTAAAGAAGATAAAATAGCATTAGCATCTTCAACAATCGTTTTACACATGCGCTCAGATGAAGGTACGTCAGTGTGTCCATCTTCATCTACTTTTTTCGGTAAACCTTTATGCTTAGTAGACGCAAAGTCTTCTAACTCTTTTTCACTCATAGAGTCAGCAAGCTTTTCTACTGCAGGAGTAACCTTGTCTGCCTCAAGTTCACCTCGTTTATGCTGAAGGGCCAAAGCCATAAGCTTCTGCTGAGCAATAG